CACGGAGGTCATGTCTTTGCGAGAACCTCAAACGGCACGCTTATCGTTCAGGTCAGAGAGCACGGATTATTTTTTGCGGCTGATTTGTCGAAGACGGAATCCGGACGCAAGATGTACGAAGAAATCAAGACAGGTATGATAACAAAATGTTCGTGGATGTTTCGTCCGAGGGAATATTATTACGACGCGCCGACAAGAACGATTGTTCACAGGTCGGTTGAAAAAGTTTACGACGTGTCCCCTGTCACCTTTCCGGCGAACGAGGGAACCGAGGTAGAAGCGAAGTGCAGGAGTTTTGTTGACGGAGTGATCGGCGAAAATGCCCGGAGAGAGGCAGAAAAGGTAAATGCGGAACTTCGCGAAAAAATAAAAATCAAAATTAAAATCAACAAAGGAGAATAAAACGATGAACAGAATTGAAGAAATCAATGCACGCCTCGCGGAAATCGAGGGTCTTCTCGACAAAGCGACGGGTGATGAACTTGCAAGTCTTCGCACAGAAGTTGACAACCTTACACAGGAAAGAGCTACGCTTTTGTCCGAAGCGCAGACGAGACAGCAGGCTCGCTCCGCGATTGCGAACGGTGCGGGTACGGTAATACCGACCCCCGCAGCCGCAGATCCGACGAGAGAGGCAAGGGCGAAAGAACTTGTTAAGACAGGACATATGACCGTTGAAACAAGAAGCACGCTTGTGTCGAGCGGTAAGCTTGCTACACCGACCGCTGTTTCAGGAATCAATGACGTGGTCGGCGCGTCCGTGTCAAGCATTGTAGACCTTGTTCACACAGAGGATTGCACGGGTATGGGAAGTAACAAAGTTGCTTACATAGATAGCGACGCGGATGCGGCAGCGGAACAGACCGAAGGATCTGGCGCGACTGAAAAAGACGCCACCTTCGGATTCGTAACTATCACGCCTAAAAGTATAGCCGTTGTTTCTGCGATCAGCAAGCAGGCGAAGAAACAATCCCCGCTTGTGTACGAAAATAAGGTTCTTACACAGTCCCTTGTCTCGTTGAGAAAAAAGGCTGCCGCTGTCATAGTGGACGCACTCAAAGATTCGTCCCTTACGGCAAGTGTGACGGCGACCATTGACACCACAAAAAAAGGTGTTATCAATGAAAAGACCCTCCGTCAGATTACCCTCGCGCACGGAGGTGACGACGCCGTTGTCGGCGAGGGCTATCTTTTCCTGAACAAGAAAGACCTTATCGCCTTCGGAGACATTCGCGGCACGAGCGAGAAAAAAGCCGTGTACGAGATTACACCTGACGGGCAGAATCCGAATACGGGTACTATCAAAGATGGAGGACTTATTGTAAGATATTGCATCTGCAATGACCTGACAGCCCTTGCAGGAACGGCACAGTCAAGCACCGCAGCTGTAAAGACGATGTGCTACGGTAACCCGCAATGCTTCGAGCTTGACCTTTTCTCGGATTACGAAATAAATGTTTCCTCGGATTTTGCCATCAACAAATTGATGGATACTATCGTAGGAGACACGCAGCTCGGAGGCGCCGTAACGTATAAGAACGGATTCACCTTCCTTACCATCGCGCAGGGCTCCTAAAAGGCAGGATGAATAATCGTGGCTAATACAGAAACTATCGCCGCTGTTAAAACGGGGCTTCGTATTCGACATGACATGCTTGACGCTGATATCGCAAGGCAGGTTACTGCCTGCCTTGCGGATCTTCGGATGTCGGGCGTCACAGACAAAAAAGACGATACTGATCCGCTAATAAGACAGGCGTGTGTAATTTGGTGCAGAATACAGTATGCAAACGACGAAACACGGGCGGAGCGGCTGCAAAAAGCCTATGACGCACTAAAAGCGTCAATGACACTATCCGGAGACTACCGCTATGAAGAATGATGTTGTAACGCTTGTTGATATTCTTTCGACAGGGAAAGAAATAAAGACGGAAGTTTATGCCGAGGTTAAGAGCGTTGGCAGAAATGAGTTCTTCTCTGCGGCTCAAACAGGATTAAAACCTGAACTTGTCGTAATTGTTAACACAAACGAATATGACGAACAGCAAAGAGTTGATATACCGTCATATATGCCGCGAAATGGGCGTTTCACCATATATCGCACATACGACCGTGATGATGGTGATACCGAGCTTTATCTGCATAAAAAAGTCGGTGTACGGACGTGATATGAGTGAATGGATAACTATCAAGCCGGAAGATTTTTCCGATGCACTTTCCGACACTTTGCAACTGTACAGCGATCGATTGACGAAAGAAGTTAAGGATGCGGTAAGCGATGCAGGCAACTATGCTCTTCGGGAGGTCCGTGCGATTGCTCCGACAGGAAAAGGAAAATCCCGAAGAAGAGGCAAAAGCCGAGCTCACGGAAAATACCGCAAGAGTTTAGAGTTGTCCGTCGTTAAGGATGATATTTTTTCGAGAGAAGTCAAGATATATTCAAAAACGGAATATCAACTTGTACACCTCCTCGAAAAGGGACATAACATCGTCAGAAATGGCAAAGTCGTAGGACAAGCATCACCTCACCCGCACATGAAGGTCGTCGAACTGCGAGCGCAAGCAAAGCTTAATCATGATGTCGAGAGGATTATCAAAAAATGAAAGTTAAAAACATAATCGAGGCTCTTCTCGCCAAGACGAATATCCCGTTTACAGAGCGTCGTTGGAACGAATATAAGGATCGTTCTATCCCCTCTCCGCCGTATATCGTGTGGTTTGTCGAGGTTGAGGAGGGGTTCGGAGCTGATGAAAAGGTTCTCGCAAAACAAAGCACCGTTACAGTTGAGCTATACGCAGACACCCGCGACTATGAAAGCGAAGAGGTTGTTGAAGATGTTATAGCGCCTTACGAATGGACTAAATATATCGGAGAAATAGAAGACGAAAGTCTCATCTATGTTTCTTATACTTTTGATTTATACACGAAAAAAGGAGATTAAAAACAATGAGTAAACGTGATTCAGACGTGATTACCCTCGGCAGCGGCAAAGCGTATATGATGGAGTTTTCCGGAACCCTGCCGGAACTTACTGCTATTTGCGCAGAGGGAAATCTTTTAGGATGGATTAAGGGAGGTGCCGCCCTTACTTACACAGAGAACACTTATACGGAAAAAGATGACCTCGGTAAAGTAATGAAGATCATCACCACAGAGGAAGAGGCGAAGTTGAAACTCGGATTGATAACATGGAACGGCAATACTCTGTCCAAACTCACCGACCGTGCCGCAGTATCTGAAAAGGATGGAAAGCGAACCCTTAAAATAGGCGGTGCACCGCACGGTAAAAACAAGAACTACGTCGTTTGCTTCCACCACGAAGATAAAGAGGATGGCGATGTTTGGATTATGATTGTAGGCAGAAACACAGCAGGGCTGTCACTTTCGTTTTCTATGACCGCAGGCTCGCAGGTTGACCCCGAATTTACGGCTGTTCCGCAGGATGACGACGGAACTCTCGTCCAGTTCATTGAAGAGATTCCGAGCGGGACACCTGGGCAAGATCAGTCTGTTTGAAAGGTGAGCGCAAAAGTGGCAGTAAGCACACAGCGCGCACGAAAAAGGAGAATAAAAAAATGAGAGCCATTCTCGATTTTAACAAACTCACGCAGCCGGAAATGCCCGTTCTTATGCGCGACAAAAAACAAACCTTGTTTCGGGTAAAACTACCTACGGTTGAGATATTCGAAAAACTACAAAAAAACGCTGACATTCTCGAACACATATCAGACGATCATGATGCGCTTGAAAAAGCGCGTGCGCTTGCGGCAATCCTCATATCGAACAACAAGGATCTCTACGAGATTTCGGGAGAGGAAATCGGCGATTCTTTCGGACTTACTGCCGAAGACCTCATAGTCTTTTTTACGGAGTATACAACCTTCGTAAAAGAAAACACCCAAACAAAAAACTGATACTCCCGCACGCTCCGCATGACGGAGACGATGCGGGACACGGGTTTGAGGTAACGACTGTTTGGAAGAAAATCGTGTCCGACTATTCAAGGCTGTCGTTCCGAGAGATCGACAGCCTTGATATAGTTGATTTTCTTGTGCTTCGCAGGGATGCTTATATAGATAGGCTTGAACGCACAGACAAGGGAACGGAATATCTGAAAACAGCATGGCGCTTACAGCAGACAGACATTGACCGCGAAGGGTTGCGCAAAAAATTCGGAACAAAGGAGAAAATCAAAGATGGCGGCAGACAAGACAAAGATTAAAGGATTAACCATCGAGATCGGCGCCGACACAAAGAAACTCGGAGACGCGCTTAAAAGCGTGTGGGACAAAAGCGCGTCCCTTTCGGGTGAACTGAAAAATGTAAATAAGTTACTGAAACTTGATCCGACAAATACCGAACTTCTCGCACAAAAGCAAAAAATCCTTGCAGAGGCTGTCAGCAATTCTGCGGAAGAAGTTGAAATGCTTCGAGAGGCGGAAAAGAACGCTGCGGAACAGTTAAAACGCGGTGACATCGGAGAAGAAACCTTTCGTTCCCTGCAACGCGAAACCATCAAGGCTGAACAAAACCTTCGGAAACTTGAAAAAGAAGCAGCAGACGTCGCGAAAAAAATAAACGATCTCGGCGACGAATCCAATAAAGCATCAGAAAAAATTAAAGATGTAGACGAAAAATCGGAAAAGGCAGAAAAAGGTCTGTCAAAACTTGATGTCGCAGTCGGAACACTCGCGGGAAATCTCGCGAGTAAACTCGTATCTGCCATAGGTAATTGCATATCCGGGCTATCGTCTCTCGCACAAGAAACACAGGAATATCGCGAAGACATCGGAAAGCTTGAAACAGCTTTTCAATCGGCGAACCTCTCTACAGAGCTCGCGACGAAAACATATAAGGATTTTTATTCGGTTCTTGGAGAAGAAGATAGAAGCATTGAAGCGGTTAACCACCTTGCGAAGTTCGTTTCCACGGAAAAGGACATGGCGACATGGACAGATATCTGCACCGGTATCTGGGGAACGTTCGGAGATTCGCTTCCCATCGAGGGGTTGACGGAGGCTGCAAACGAAACCGCCAAAACCGGCGAATTGACGGGCGTTTTAACCGACGCACTCAACTGGGCATCGGCAGCAGGCGAAACATTCGGAGTAAGACTCAAACACAAAGGCAAACGAAGAATATAATAAAAAAGTTACCGAGGCAAAAAGCGCCGAAGACTTTTTCAAAATTGCACTTTCAGAGTTGTCGACAGAGCAAGAACGCTCTGCGTTTATAACAGAGACCCTGAACGAACTCTATGCTGACGCAGCACAAAAGTACAGAGATAACAATGCAGGTATTATTGAGGCGCGCAAAGCGACATCCGAATACACCGACGCGCAAGCGGCTCTCGGCGCGGCAATGGAACCTGTTCAAACAAAACTTACAGCGCTCAAAGCAAGTTTTGTTAAGGAGTTTACCCCGCAATTAAAAAAGCAAGTTATCCCCGCTGTTCAGAATTTTATAACAACGCTTGAAAAAAACAGCACAATCAAAAAGTTCTCCGAAAGCCTCGCGAATATCGCGAAAAAGGTGCTTCCGGTTGTTGCAAATGCCATATCCTTTGTGATCGAAAACCTTGAAGCGCTTATCAATATAACTTTTTCTGTCGTCGCCGCTTTTGCCGCGCTTAACGCTGCGATGAAGGTTACATCAGCTGTAACGGCTGTAACAACGGCGGTCAAAGGATTGACGGCAGGGGTCGGACTTGCAACAAAGGCACAAGTCTTGTGGAATGCCGCGATGTCCGCAAACCCGATAGGAGCTGTTATAACCGCAATAGCGCTCCTTGTTGCGGGAATAGCGGTACTGTGTGTGTCATTGGGTGAAGAAAAAACGGAAACCGAAAAACTCACAGAGGCGGAAAAAGAACATTATGACGCATTGTCTGAAACGGCAAAAGCGTATGATGAGGCAAAACAAGCAGCGATGGAAAAGGCGGAGGCAGAATTATCATCGCTTGCCCAAACGGAAAGGCTCTATCAGGAGTTGCTGCGCCTTACCGACGCAAACGGAAAGGTAAAAGAAAGCGATCAAGCGCGAGTACAATTTATTATTTCCCAGCTCAATGACGCCCTCGGTCTTGAAATTAAAATGATTGATGGCATTGTAGCGGGATATGAAAAAATCCCCGGTGCGATAGAAGAAGCTATCGCTGCCGAAAAAGCGCGGATAATGCTCCAACCTTATTTGGAGGCGTATTCGACAGCGGTGCAAAAAGTATCGGAGACCGAAGCGGAATATAAAAAATACGCACTCTTAACGTCGGAGACATGGGATGAACTCGTTGAAAAAAGCAAAAAATATGAAGAAGCCCGTGAAAGGTACAACAATGCCGGATGGAGTAGAAGAGAACGAGAAGAAGCCTCTGATGCGCTTGCGCAGGCAAAAAAAGATCTCGAAGATATTTCGGAGTTGTACAACGAACGAGATCACATCACTCGGGCACTTGAAGCGGATCTTAAAAAATACAACGATGACATAAGCAAGTATGAAAAGGCGCAAACACTCCTCTTGGAAGGAAAAACGAATGAAGCAATAAACATTCTTGCTCAATACAACAAGGGTATTACAACAACTGCCGCAGCGACAGAAAAAGCGGTTAAGGAGCAAAGAGAAGCAGCCAAAAAAGAGTATCTTGAATTGGAGGCAGTTCTTGCGCGAATGGAAGAAAAATATAAAGACACCGAAGCATCCATGACCGCAGAGCAAAAAAAACAAGCAGACGAAAGAATCAAAGAAGTTAAAAGTCAGATTGTCGAAGCGAAGGACAAATACCAGGAACTCGGTAAGAACATGGTGGAGGGTATCGCAGCCGGAATCCAAAGCAAGCATTATGCGCTCGTTCAGCCAATCAACGAAGTTGTAAACGAAGCTGTTCGCGCTGCAAAACAAGCAGCGCAAATAAAGTCCCCGTCAAAGGTATTTCGCGATGAAGTCGGCAAATTTCTCGCTCTCGGCATAGCGGACGGCATCACGGGCGAGACCGAAGAATTAAAGCGCAGGGCGCGAGAGCAGATCGCCGAAATTAAAAATGCGTACAATGCGGATGGACAAACGAGAATGAATATAGTTACTTCATACGAAAGCTCTGCACTATCAGACTATTCGCGTATCGAGGCTAAACTTGACACGCTTGCAGAAATCTTAACAGGTAGCCAAAAGCAGAGTATATATCTCGACGGACGTGTTCTTGTCGGAGAAACGATTGACGACATCGACGAACGTCTCGGCGAACGCCGCGCCCTTGCCGAGGGAGGTGTATTCTGATGACTAAAAGAGGGTTTATTCTCGGCGAATATGACACGGCGGCAGACGGACATTTCACACTTAATAAGTGGTCCTTGTCCGAACCGAAGCAGAAGACCAATTATCTCAACATCGCTTACGGAGATGGGGAAATTGATTACACAGACGTGTACGACAACACACCTCGATACGAGATGCGAACATTGAGCATAACGCTGATTTCGTCTTTCGCGACACGCAATGCACGTCGGCTGATTATCGAGGATATGGTAAACAACCTTGACGGTTTTTTAACATTGATTGCCTTTCCGGATTTTCCTCGAAAAACAATGTCGGGAAGAATTTCTGTAACCGACAAGACGGAATCGCCGTACTATTCGACGGTTGTCATCACGGGAAAAATGGAACCGTACCTGTGGAGCGAATATCGAACACAGCTCGTTGTTCCGCCGAGTGATGGAAATGCAGAAATAACCATTTCGAACAATGGAAGACCGGCAACGGAGCTCGTATGTGATGCGAGTAATTACTTTACAATCTTCAAAGGGTCTTCTCAAAGCTATACTTCCCCCGCAAAAGGAGGGGTAAACCTCCAAACAGGAATATACATTCCTCGCGGAAAATCTGTCATCAGGATTTCCGGCGCGCCTACAACGATTAAGTGGAAAGAAGGAACCTTAACCCCATGATAACAATTAAGCGAAATAACGAGATAATCTACACATCCGAAGAACAATGGAAAGATCCTTTACTTGAAATTAAAGTCAAAAGGACAACGAACGCAATAAACTCGGGAAATATAACTTTTCCTCTCGAACATAAAGTAATCGCCGCAGGTGGGCTTGCCCCCTATAAAGACTGTATCCGGATCTATCGTGATGATGATATTGTGTTTTGGGGACGCCCTCTTCTCCCCTCTCAAACTTACAATGGGTCTGTGACATATCAACTTGAAGGCGAACTTGCTTTCCTTAAAGATGTTTGTCGGTTTTCCGCGCCGTATACTGTCGGTGCGATCCGCCCTGCCCTGCTCGGCTGCATTGAGGCTTATAACGAAGATAAAGGCACATCGACCAATGCACTATTCGAACTTATCGGAGAGACCGACTGTCCGACAAAGGGAAATAATACATACGACTTTTTCGGTGGTTGGGAGAACGGACAGAGTATCTATAAATGTATCACAGACGCAGGATCAACAATAGGACTGCTTTTTCATTACGATCTAAAATCAAACGTGCGCCGTATATGGTTAAGAGACGATTTTTTTCCGTCGGATGGAAAAACGACATTTGAAAGCGGCAAAAATATAACCGACGTAAAAATAAATTCAACGAGTGGGGACTTCGCAACCAAAATCCTCGCAAAAAATAAAGACGGAACGCTCGAACGAATGGTGTACGATTATCAAAGTGTTCGAAAATACGGCAATATAATCGGACTTGAAGAAGTTGACACATCAGATGTTGATGAATTGATAGCCTACGCGAATCAGCGTCTCGCCGAAAGGAAAAAAGTTGTAACCGAATTTACTGCATCAGCGGTCGTGACCCCCGATCTTATTCCCGGGAAAAAATACAAGGTAAAAATCCCTTTCCTCGGAATAGATGACGAATATGGTTTGACCGCTATCGAAGAGGATTTCTTGAACCCGACAAGATCGAAAGCGACGTTATCATCCTCGATATTGACAGCAGCGATTGCGTCAAAAAGAAAGATATCCTCGATAAAATAAGGAGAAAAAAATGGAATTTAAGATTACTGTAAGTAAACGAATTGCGCAGACTACATCAACAGAATCTCTTATCTGCGGTAATGATGGCGACACGCTTACCGTCACGTTTGACGATGAATGGACAAACATCTCCGCAAAAACCGCTCGTCTTGTATGGATTAAAGGCGGCGAGTATACATATATAGATGTCCCGTTTACGGGAACTTCCTGCCCGCTGCCTGCGGTAATACAAGCAAAAATGCTTTTTGTTGGTTTTTTTGCGGGCGATAGCACCGAAAACACGCTAAAAACCTCTACTCCCGCACAGATTCCGTGTATAAGTTCGATCCTCGATGTTCCCTCCGAAGCATTCACACCTGATGTCTACCGAAACATCCTCGATATTATCGCAAACAAGGTAGACAAGGTTACGGGAAAGGGACTTTCGACAAACGACTACACAGATAGCGCAAAGTCTCTTCTTGAAGAAACTGTACCTCAGGAGCTGGATAGAATAGACGCAAAAATCACAGAGGTCGAAGGAAACGTTTACTCAAACTTCAAAAACAAGGTTGACAAAGTCGCGGGTAAGGGGCTTTCGACGAATGACTTCACAACGGAGTTGAAAGACAAACTCGACGGAGTGGAGGCAGGTGCGAACAAGACCATCATAGACGCTGAACTATCCTCAACGTCGGAAAACCCCGTACGGAACAAAGCCGTTAAGGCTGCGCTTGCTAACAAAGCGGGCGCGGAGCAACTCGAAAAAGTTATTAACGCTTGCTGTGATGTTAAAACCGTATCGGGTGGAAATTACAACCTTATGAAAGTTAGCGAAGTATCATTTTCAAGTAGATTACAAGACAATGTAGAAGGCATTGTTTCCTCTACTGCTGCAAACTTTGTTACTGGCTGGATACCTGTTACCTATGGCAAATATTATGCGTTCAGCATTAAAGCCAATGGAGAAAGAACGACTTATCCAAATGCTCCGCTAATTCAGCGTATAAACGCAAAAAAGTCCGATGGAACCATATTAGTGTACAATAAATACCCTGAAATAGTTTACGATAAAAATAATCAGGTTGCCATTTTTGTACCCACTGACGTTGTGGAGATGATGATACATATCAACGCCACAGTGGTTACTGACGTAAGCACCGCAGAAAAACTTAAAGTCATTGAACCTATGGTTGTCGAAGGTAAAACGGCAGACGAAGCAAGAACAAATGCAATAACAAAAACATATGTGGACGGGGACGCTGTTGTTCCAAGCGAGTTAGCATATACGTTAAAACACGACGATACAAAAGCGGATAAGGAACAGACAAGCCCATACCGCAGGTCGGTTAATTGGGGAATAATTCCGTCTGCTTATTACAAGGGTGTCAATTCACAATATGCGACCACTTTCACCAAAAATACTACATACGCGACTTTTATTGCGGCGTGGAAAACACTTGTCACGGGTCATAGTGGCTATGTTACAGAAACAACACTCGGTCAAGCGTCGGACGAACAGAACATATATCTATACGATTTTAAACCCGCAAAACTTTCAAATCAAAAAACCGCTATCCCGAAAATAATCATTGTCGCAGGACAGCACGGTTTTGAGAAATCAAATATATACGGTCTGTATTGTTTTGTCGATAATTTATTAAATAGATGGAGACAGCATTCTGTACTTGAATATTTGAGAAATCATGTGGAATTGATGATTATTCCCGTGCTGAACACCTATGGCTTTGACCATTTAACTTATAAAAACGGAAACGGAGTAAATCTTAATAGGAACTATGATTCGCACTGGCAGTTGAATGCCGACCCGACATCGGAACAGTACGGTGGCGCGGCACCCTTCGACCAACCCGAAACGCAAATAGTTCGAACATTGTTGCAAGGAAACACGGATGCTTCACTCGTTATAGATTTTCACACAAACGGTTCGTCTTCTGTCGCGCAATATAGTTACATCAACTATTACGGAGTTTGCCAAAGTACAGATGCTTATTACAACAGACTGCTTGATGCGGTCGCATATCAACTATCATCAATAAGCGCAAATTTCAATGTTGATTATGAACTTAATCAACCCAATACAATTTTAGGCTTTTTAAATAATTCGGCGGGTATTGGGTTATTAAGAGACTGGGCGACTGACAACAATTTCGCAGGTATGCTTCTTGAGGGGTTTAACGGTTTTCCGAACGATGCGGAATTTACAGAAGATGTCCTCAAAGCAAATGAAGAAATTTTGGTGAATTGGCTGATTACAGCTGCCAATTATTTAGGAAATCAAGGTATATAAGGGGGTGAGCGAATGACGGAAGCGATAGTTGTGGCACTTATTACGGGCGGTCTCGCTCTTGTCGGAACTGTTATTTCGGTTCTTGCCTCGTCTCGTAAGACAGAACAGAGATTACAGGCAAAACAGGCGGTTACCGAGGAGCGAATAACCGAACTGACTCGGGAAGTGCGCGAACATAACAATTTCGCAAAGCGCATGCCCGTGGTGGAAGAACAGGTAAAAGTAATGAATCACAGAATAAAAGATTTAGAACAGGAGATGTTTCATCATGAAAATTAACTGGAAAGTAAGACTGAAAAACAAAACGTTTTGGCTCGCGATAGTGCCTGCGCTGCTGCTTGTTATTCAGACGGTAGCGAGCCTGTTCGGCTACGCATGGGACTTTGTTGTTCTCAATCAGCAGATAGCGGCGGTTATTAACGCCGTGTTTGCGGTGCTTGCGATTCTCGGAGTGGTTACAGACCCGACGACCGCGGGTATGACGGACAGCGACAGAGCCATGACTTATGAAAAGCCGAAGGAGGATTGAAAATGAGCAAAAACTATCTGACGTTTCCGATGAAGATTATGGGCATAACCCAGACCTACGACGGAAAAACTTCGCACTATATCAGTTCGCACGGAACGCCTGCGGATTATCCGATAGACATCGCGGGTAAGGACATCGGCAGAGAACCGTTTTATTGCCCCTGCGATGAAATGGAAGTTGTCAAAATCGCCGGTGACGTAACGGGTAACAATCACGCGAACGGCGCGTGGCTGGTTTCTACTTCCGAGGTCGATTTCGCCGACGGAACAAGGGATATATGCACGATAAAATTTGTGCATATGAACAATTCCGATTTCGGCAGAAACGGCATTTACGTCGGACGCAAATACAAGCGCGGCGAACTTATCGGGCACGAAGGTACGTCTCACGCAAGCGGCAACCATGTTCACATGTCCGCGGGCAAGGGCGGTCTGAAAGGCAGCGGCTGGCAGAAGAACACACTGGGAAGTTGGGTTATAACCACGACGCACGGGACGGATAAGCCTGAAAGGATGTTCTTTGTCGACCCGAAATTCACGGTCATTAAGAATGCAAGAGGCTTGAAGTTCAAACAGTTGCCAAAGGAGGAAAAGAAGAAAGTGATTAAATTCGGCGTTATCAGCGGTGAAGTAAAAACCAAAGTTACGACCGACGCGCTTGCTCTTCGTAGCAAAGCGCAGACGCAGAACGGCAAGAGATTTTTTTACATCCCGAAGGGACGCACCATCAAGGTCGTGCAGGAAGCGATTAGCAAGGCGGACGGGTATACTTGGGACTGCGTTATCGTTGAGTATGGCGGCAAGGAGTACATCGGGTACGCGGCGGCGGAGTTTTTGAAATGAATAGATAAGAGACCGTTCTCACGGTCTCTTATTTTTGGTATTGACTTTTTTAAGACATTGTACTATAATATGGAAAATATTGTAGGAGGCAATGTCGTTGAATATCGTTAAGAACGGAAAAGAATTTACGGTTGAAGAGAAAAAGAACCATTGGAATGTGTTTCGCATTGAGGGTACTTCGGGCGTGTGTTTGAAGATATATAAGACGGCGTGCCCGACGATTGAGGACGTTGTAAAGAGGGTGCGGGAAAGTGATTTTCTTGCGCCCTAAATGGCTCTATTTTTCAACAGTTTCGCAATTATCATTCGCGGGGCTATCTGTTTTTTCTTCGCAATTCCTATTTATCAATACTTCCGTATTCTCTATCAGTTGTCCGAATCCATACATACAAAAAGAGAGAATCCATGACAAAATTGAACCGACGACCATAACGACGACGCCTGTATACGATTCTGTCGAAGCGAGGATCGCGGTACCCCAAACGAAAGAAGCAAGAATACCCAACCAAATAAGCACTTGCGCCGACGCCTTAATCTTTGCCGAAATGTCATTAAACATAAAAAACACTCCTTAAATTTATTTTTCTTAAAATACAAACTTGTTGTATTTTTAATATGTTACAAATTGTTCACAAAAACCTATTGACATACTCCTGAAAGTATGGTATAATATATACATAAAGAACAAAGGAGGTGTTAAAAATGAAAAAGCGAAAAGAAAAGCCTACCGCTTTTGAGATCGCAGAACTTGTTATCAAGATAGTTACTGCAATAATTTCCTTGATAACGCTCATCCGAAAGTGGTAGGCAAAGCGGGGCGAAAGCCCCGCCCCCTTAGGGGGCAATAGTATTATAACACAAATAAGGAGGTTTTTCAAGTGGGAAAAAGCAATAATTTATTTTCCATGTTTATACTGCTTATGCTTTCTGCATATTACGGCATGACAACGCTGCTTAAAATCGGTATAATTCTCAATCTTGCACTTCTCGTTGTGGATATATTCAGAACAGTTTGGGGGTGGCGAAATGGAAGAAAAGAAGAAGCGTAAAACAAAGACGTCTTCTGCGGTCAAAAGACGCTACAACGCAAAGACATACGGCACAATAACAGTTTGTCTACCGAAGGCAATGGTCGAAGAATTCAAGACAAAGTGCGTCCGCGAGGGTATTTCTCAGGCGCAGATCGTAAGAGAAGCGGTCGAAGCGTTTTTGAAAAAATAAAATCATCGCAATGCGGACGTGGTTAAGAATACATTCTTGTAGACTATAAAGAGTTCGAGTGACGGGCGCAATTCTCCACCAAAAGAGTATTATCCGAACTTATTTTTTCGTGAAATAGTTTTCGGGTATACAATGAGATAAAAAAATCTTCGAGGTGATCTCGAAGATTTTTTTTTGCAATTAGGACATTGAACAGCAGACAACTTTGCGTCAGACAAACACCGTTCTCTCAGTCAACAAAATATCTGCGAAAAAACAATGAACAGCAGACAATATCGCAGCCGATACGCACGGGGCCGTCCGTTTGCAAGTTGTCCTTTAAAAACAATGAATATCAGACCACTTCGTAGCCCTGGGAAGTTATCGCCTGCTCGATGGCTTCGTCGGCGATGGCCTCGGTCAGGGTGACCGTTACGGTGCCCGTTTTGTGGTCCGCGACAGCGGAAGCGACCTGAGGAAGGCTCTCGACGCTCTGTTTTACACGCGCCTCGCAATGCGGGCACATCATGCCTTTTACGTTAAATACTTTTTCCATATATATCGTCTCCTTTTCGGGGGTTTTTGGGGGTTCTTCCGAGTGAGTCGGAGAACCGAGTTTTATCAGATTGAGTCGGAGTGCGTTCATAACGACGCAGAAACTTGAAAGGCTCATAGCCGCCGCGCCGAACATCGGGTTCATTTCCCAGCCGAGCAGGGAGATGAATACGCCTGCGGCAAGCGGAATGCCAGCCGTGTTGTAAATGAACGCCCAGAACAGATTTTCTTTGATATTGCGGAGCGTTGCACGGCTGAGTTTTATGGCTTTCGGCACGTCCGAAAGCGAACTGTTCATCAAAACGGCGTCCGCCGCGTCTATCGCAACATCGGTGCCTGCGCCTATCGCAATACCTGTATCGGCAGCCGTGAGCGCGGGAGCGTCGTTTATACCATCGCCGACCATGGCAACTTTGCCGTCCTTTTTCAAGCGGGTAACGACAGCTTCTTTTTCGGCGGGAAGAACATTTGCGATAACTTCATCTACGCCTGCCTGTTTGCCTACCGCCTGTGCGGTGCGTTCGTTGTCGCCCGTGAGCATTACCACGCGGATGCCCATTTTTTGAAGAGCGGCGACTGCCTGTGCGCTGTCGGGTTTTATCTTATCCGCAACGGCGATAATTCCGCAAAGACCGTTTTCACGGGCAAAAAACAACGGAGTTTTGCCCTCGGACGCAAGCGCGTCGGCTTTTGCTTTCATATCTTCGGGAACGGAGACTTTGCTTTCAATAAATTCACGTTTGCCGCCGAAAAGAGGTTTTCCGTCGGCAAGAGCCGTCAGACCGTTTCCCGCCACGGCTTCGAAGTCGGTTGTTTCGCGAACGACAACGCCGTTTTCCTTACCGTATTTCATAACCGCCTTTGCAAGAGGGTGTTCGCTTTTGCTTTCAAGCGTAACGGCAACCGAAAGCAGGGACGATACATCTGTTCCCGCACAGGGAACTATGTCGCAGACTTCGGGTTCGCCGCGCGTGACGGTTCCCGTTTTGTCGAGAACCACGGTTTTTACCTTGCCTGTTTGTTCAAGCGCTTCCGCAGTCTTGAAAAGGATTCCGTGGCGTGCGCCGACGCCGTTGCCGACCATTATCGCCACGGGCGTTGCAAGCCCGAGTGCGCAGGGGCAGCTGATTACAAGGACCGATATTGCTCTTGCAAGAGAAAAGCCTATGTCTTTGCCTATAAGCAGCCAGACGACAAGCGTTACGACCGCGATTGAGATAACGACGGGAACGAAAACGCCCGAAACCTTGTCCGCGATTTTCGCTATCGGCGCTTTTCCCGCCGCAGCGTCGCTGACTATCTTTATAATCTGCGAAAGCGTGGTATCTTCTCCCACGCGTGTCGCTTCGCATTTGATGAAGCCCGAACGGTTGACCGTTGCCGCGGAAACGGGAGACGAAACGTCTTTGTCCACGGGAACGCTTTCGCCCGTCAGAGCAGATTCGTCCACCGCGCTGTGACCTTCGAGAACCACACCGTCAACGGGAATGCTTTCACCGGGTCTGACGATGAAAATATCGCCCTTTTTAACCTGTTCGGCGGGAACAGTTGTCTCTTTGCCGTCAACAAGCAACGTTGCGGTACGCGGCGCAAGTTCCATCAGTCCCTTTATGGCGTTGGTGGTTTTTCCCTTTGAATAACTTTCGAGCGTTATCAGCGTCAGAATCATTGCCGCGGACTCGAAATAAAGTTCGTGCATATAAAGATGCATCGCCTGCTCGGGGAAAACTATCATTTTGAACAGGATATATGTGCTGTAACCGAACGACGCCGCCGCACCGAGCGAAACAAGCGTGTCCATATTCGGAGCGCGGTGAAGCAGTCCTTTAACGCCGCTGATGAAGAATTTTTGGTTTATTACCATGATGATCGCAGTCAGCAAAAGTTGGATAAGTCCGCCGACCGCCGCATGATCTTCGATTATCTGCGGTTGGGGAAGCCCTATCATGTGCCCCATAGAAAAATACATCAAAACCAAAAGAAAACCGAGCGACGCGAAAAGCCTTTTTCTGAGTTTGGGTGTCATTTCATCTTTCAGCGGTTCTTTTGCGGACGCAGCGTCGTTTTTTGCGCCGACTTTCGATGCGCCGTACCCTGCAGCAACGACTGCGGAAACAATTTCGTCTTCCGTTGCGGTTCCCGAAACCGTCATTGAATTTGTCAGTAGATTTACGCTGCATTCATCGACATCTTTCAGCGCCGATACCGCTTTTTCCACGCGTGCGCTGCACGCCGCGCAGCTCATTCCGGTTATATTGTATTTGTCCGTTTTCCTCAC